GCCCGCATCAAGGCACATGAGCTAAAGCGCCTGCCGAACTGCCTCATCTGCGGGGCGCCGAATCACTCGACCAAGATGCTGACCTGCTGCGAAACGCACGCGCGGATGCTCAACGGTATCCTGTCGGCCTGCCGGAAGACGCGTATGGCTGCATACGCCAGAGAACGCCGGAAAAAAAGGCGGGAGTCCGGAAGTGCACTATACACCTAAGAAAAAGCCGCTTTGTAAGATCGACCAGGACGCGCACGACGCAAAAGCCGCGGGCATGTCGTACGGCCAGTACATGGCCCTGAAAGCACAGAGGAGGGACGCCACATGATGAACCGGGCACGCATTGCCGCTAACGGCGGCACGATATCGACTTCCGTACTCATCTACATGGCCCTGCACGACGGCATGGGATTCGGGAAAAAACGGCTCGACGCGATTACCGAAAAAGTAATGGCCTATAGCGAGGACATCAACCACAGCGCCGAAAAGATGACGGCGTACCGCAACCGCCTCGATGACTGCGGAATCGACTTCCAGCTAAAAATGGATTTCATCCGGACGCTTATCAAGGGCCTGCAATTCAGCGGCCAGAAAGAGCGGACCGGCGCGGAAGCGGGCATGGAAGTGACCTATACCTTGGTCCTCCTGGCCGTCCATGACCTGTACGGCCTCGGCCGCGTACGACTGCGGCGCATACAGGAAAAGATAAAGGATTATGCATGGTATATCCGCGACGGCGTCGTCCATGTCCTGGAATACATGAAATGCCTGACCTGCGAATGCGGGCAGAAGTATCAGGCCCTCATGGGCTATGAAAAAGAGCACGGCGAAATAAAGATTTACGGATAGAAGGTGATACGATGCGCAAGTATATTGTTTGGCGGTTACTGCTGCTTTACGTTACTGTTTTCTGGATCGCATTTTTCGCGATGGTTATTTATATTTGCAGGTGAGACTATATGAAATGGGTGAAACCAACAGAAGAAATGCCGGCCCGGTACAAAGTTATCCTTTTTGCCATCGACTATCCCCGGAAGGACCGGCCGCGGACGATTACGACGGGCATTTATACCGGGGATCGCTTTGGCTGGTATGCCGACGTCAACGGTAAATACCTCGACACGGAACAGATAATTTACTGGGCGCCGATTGCCTCGCTGCCGAGAGAATACTAAGGAGGTGCTAACTTGCAGAACGACAGAAAGCTGCTGATCAGCGTCGGCAGCCATCGCTACTCGAAAGAATGGATACAAACGGCGATAATGTGGTCCAAGCTCATCGAGCGCCTGCGCATCCCACTGCGGACGCCGGAAACGTACGAGAACTACATGAAACTGCCGAAACGGCAGAAGGGCGAACTGAAAGACGTCGGCGGCTTTGTCGGCGGCACGATTAATGGCAGCCAGCGCAAAGCGTCCGCTATCACGGGCCGCGACCTCATCACACTGGACCTCGACAACATCGCCGCCGGGGAAACAGATAACACAGTCCGGCGCGTGGACAGCCTGGGCATCGCCTACGCCGTCTACAGTACGCGGTCCCATGCGCCATGGCGGCCGCGCTTACGTGTCATCATGCCGCTCGATAAGACTATCAGCGCCGACGAATACGAGCCGATAGCCCGTAAGCTGGCAAGCCTCATCGGTATCGAGCTGTGCGACCCGACGACGTTCGA